CGCTTCAAAAACTCTCCGATCGGTGGAAATCAGTCCAAATCGGTGCAAAACGGACATACTACGATCAAGATTGATACAGACTCACCCTTTATCAGTCCAGAACGGTCGGGGGCTAATTGACAAAGGCACGTAAGGGCTCAACAAAGCCACGATTACAGAACGCACCGCTTAAAGGCGCATCTAGGATTGATGAAGTCAAGAAATTCCTAGTCGATTGCAAACTAGAGCTACTGCCATGGCAGGAATACGTGCTAACTGATCTACTGAAGGTGGACAAAGGTGGCAAATGGCGGCGTAAGACCAATTTGCTGCTTGTAGCACGTCAAAACGGCAAAACACACCTAGCACGCATCCGTATCCTTGCAGGGTTGTTTATTTTCGGTGAAATGAATATAGTTGCAATGTCATCTAATCGCGGCATGGCACTTGACACCTTTCGCAAGGTCGTGGACGTGATTGAGGACAATCCGCACCTTATGGCGCAGGTCAGGCAGATTCGCGTTGCCAATGGGCAGGAATCCGTTGAGCTTCTATCGGGAGCAAGATACGAAATAGTCGCGGCTACAAGAGATGGCAGCCGTGGTAAGACCGCGGATCTGCTTTACATAGACGAATTACGTGAGATTGATGAAGATTCGTGGACTGCGGCTAAGCCAATCACGCGCGCCCGTCCTAATAGTCAGATATTTATGACATCGAACGCTGGTGATGCGTTCTCAAGCGTGTTAAACGATCTACGCAGCCGCGCTTTGTCTTATCCACCTGCCAGCCTTGGGTTTTGGGAGTATTCGGCAGATGATTTTGCCAAGATCACGGACAAAGATGCGTGGTATCAAGCTAATCCAGCTTTAGGCTATCTAATTGATGAAGAAACCATAGCCGAAGCCATTGCGACATCTAGCGTGGAAGCAAGCCGCACGGAAACCTTATGCCAATGGGTTTCAGCCCTGAAATCGCCATGGCCCTATCGAGCATTTGAAGATTGCACGGTTCAAGATCTCGTTATTGAGCCGGGGCCGCTTACTGTGTTTGGAATGGACATTTCAGTCAATAAAAAGATGGCAAGCATTGTGGCAGGGCAAATTCGAGAGGATGGCAAGGTTGCTGTTGGGGTTATTGCCCAATTTGAAAGCCAAGTGGCTATCGATGAGCTTAAAATGGCTATTGAGGTAAACGAATGGGCGAACAAATACCGCCCACGAATGATTTGCTTTGACAAATACTCAACCATGAGCGTAGCCGAACGGTTAGCCCAATCTGGACACAAAATTCAAGATATGTCCGGAACTGTGTTTTACCAAGCCTGTTCAGATCTATATGATGCCCTTGTGAACGCGCGAATCGTTCACATCGGACAGGCTAGTTTGGTGGACTCCATGAATAACTGCGCCGCTAAAGAAACCGATGCGGGTTGGCGAATCGTTAGGCGAAAGTCAGCCGGGGACGTATCGGCGGCAATTAGTTTGGCTATGGTTGTCCACCAACTGCTTAAGCCACAAAGCAGGCCACAAATTATTGTGTGAAATGTCGGGAATGTCCGATTTGTGTGCTAACATATAGCGATGGGTCTTTTTGATCGTTTCCGCCCTACGAAAATTGAGGCGCAAGCTGCACCGCAGCTAATGACGGATTCTTTTAATTATTACATTCCCGGATTTCTTACACCTGTTAATCGCGATGAAGCAATGTCAGTTCCAAGCGTTGCTCGATGCCGCAATTTGATTGCTTGCACAATTGGCGGATTGCCACTTGAACTTTACAAGAAATCAACAGGCGAAGAATTAGGTTCTCCATTATGGCTTGAGCAACCTTCGGTTACTCAACCACGCAGCATTACAATCGCATGGACAGTAGATAGTTTGTTATTTTTTGGCGTTGCTTATTGGCGCGTTACTGAAGTTTATTTTGATGATGGTCGCCCTGCACGTTTTGAATGGATTGCACCGGGTCGCGTTTCATTTACAACAGATGCAAACACAAATTTCATTACTCAATATACAGTTGATGGATCGCCTGTTCCCATGTCGGGACTTGGTTCGCTTGTTACGTTCCAAGCACAAGACGAAGGTATTTTGCAGCGGGGCGCTCGCACACTTCGCAGCGCCATTGATCTTGAGAAAGCGATGCGTGTAGCTACATCTACTCCAATGCCTTCAGGTGTAATTAAAAACACCGGTGCAGATTTAGCACCTGCCGAAGTGCAGGGAATTCTCTCTGCTTGGAAAACAGCACGCGAACAACGCAGCACCGCTTACTTAACTAGCACACTTGAATATCAACCAACATCATTTAGCCCACGTGACATGATGTTTGTTGATGCAATTCAAAATACAGCCACTCAAATTGCACGAATGATGAACGTTCCTGCCTATTACATTAGCGCAGATCAAAACAACAGCATGACGTATGCAAATGTTCAAGATGAACGCAAACAATTCGTAGCGCTATCACTCGCACCGTACATCAACGCAATTCAGGATCGTTTATCCATGGATGATATAACGGCGCGAGGCAATGTTGTTAAGTTTGATGTTGATTCTGCTTTCCTTCGGGTAGATCCGATGGAGCGTTTGAACGTCATTGAAAAAATGCTATCTCTCGGCTTGATTACAGTTGAGCAAGCCATGGAAATGGAAGATCTTACACCTAATGGAAACCAAGATGTTACTTCAGTTCAGTAGCGACATTACCTGCAACACAGAGGAACGCACCATCACCGGCAAAATTGTGCCGTTCGGTGATTCCGAAGTCGGATATACAAATGTTGGCAAAGTTGTGTTTGAAGCTGGCTCAATTGAAATTCCTACAAGCCCGAAGCCAAAACTTTTGCTTGAGCATGATCCTAAAAAGCCAATTGGACGTTTGGTTTCATTCACAGAGGATGAGTCAGGCATTTATGCAACATTTAAAGTTGCTAATACACAACGCGGCACAGACAGTTTGATTGAGGCAAGCGAACAATTACGTTCAGGATTGTCAGTTGGCGTTGAAGTCATTGCTGGAAAGCAAGAAAAAGATCGTTACAAAGTCAAATCAAGTTTGCTCAAAGAAGTATCACTCGTACAGGCAGCCGCCTTTAAGAGTGCTGAAGTTTTGAGCGTAGCGGCTTCTCAAGAAGAAGTCGTTGAACAACCAACCCAAAACGAAAGCGAGGCAGTCGTGGAGAACACTCCAGACACCGCAACCGTTGCGCCTGTGGTAGAAACCCCTGCGGTGGAAGCTGCGCGCCCAACTGTTGCTGCACCAATTTACGCGAAGCCACGTATCAACGTGACTCCGCTTGCAATGCTAGAAAACACAATCAAGGCATCCGTTTTCCATGACGAGGAAGCCCGTCAATGGATTGCAGCGGCATCTGATACAAGCATTACAACAGATGTACCCGGTTTAAATCCGACACGCCAATTGTCTGAGGTAATTAACCCAAAGACCACGGGCGTTCGTCCAGCTATTGAAGCAATCTCATCCGGCACACTTCCAGATGCAGGCATGAAATTCCAAATCCCACGCGTTAAAACTGCTCCAACCGTTGCAGAAGTAGCGGAAGGCGCAGCATTTTCAGATACTCAGGTCGAAATTGAGTACGTTGATGTCAATGTTAAGAAGTATGCAGGGATGCAGCAATTTAGCGTAGAAGTTCTTGACAGAACTTCACCAGCGTTCCTTTCTGAGCTTCTCGCTCTCATGGGCGATGCTTATGCTAAGGCAACCGATTTCGCAGTTATCACAGAACTTGCTGCAAGCGGAACCCTTGACTCAACTGCAACAACCCTTCCATGGGACGGCGCAGAATTTTCGTCATTCATTGCACGTGCAGGTGAATCCATCTACACAAACACATTCAAGTTTGCAACCGGTGTAATTGTTACTCCGAAGCAATGGTCAAACATTGTCGGTTTGGTTGATGGACAAAATCGCCCAATCTTCAATGCAGCAGCTCCACAGAACGCAGCCGGTGATCTATCGGTAAGCGCAATCCGCGGAACTGTTCTTGGACTCCCACTCTATGTGGACTACACTTTCTCAGGTGAAGGCGATGACTCAATCATCGTAGTAAACCGCGATTCTTACACATGGTATGAATCACCACGCCTACAACTCCGCGCTGAAAAAGTCGGAACAGGCAAGGTTGAAATCGGAATGTACGGCTATGGCGCAATTGCTACAAAGGTTGCCGCTGGAGCGTTCACATTCAACAAGGCGTAATAGCCTAGAAGTAGAGTTACCCCGCCGCACAGCCCTTGCGGCGGGGCTAACATAGAAAGGATAAAGAAATGCCAGCAACATTTGTTACCGAAGCTGAATTACGCAGCGCGCTCGGTATTGGCAACCTTTATTCGTCAGCCGTTGTTGAAGAATGTTGTCAAGCGGCTGAAAATATTGTAAAAGCAAAACTTTGGTATAACGAGTTTCCCGTGGTTGCGCATGAAAGCACCACAAGCGTTGCAACTATTTATTTTGAAGTGCCACACCCATTTATTGTTGGCGACACCATTACCGTTGAGAACTGCGGCGCTAAATACAACGGATCTAAGACCATTACAGCAATCACAACTTACGGCGTTAGTTACAGCGTAAACAATGCAACAGCCGAAGTTAAAAACGCCCTTGTGCCATTTGGGAAGGCTTACGGCACAACTCACATCGATTATTCGACATTACCTGAAGTCAATGAAGCATCACTTATGGTTGCAATTGACATTTGGCAGGCTCGTCAAGCATCCAACGCTGGCGGCATCTCACCTGATTTTCAGCCTTCGCCGTATCGCATGGGTAATACACTCATGGCGCGAGTTCGCGGTTTGCTTGCGGATCACTTAGCTCCGGGCGGTCAAGTAGGATAATGTCAGCAATCTCTACCCTACGTGGAACAATCGCGACTGCGCTAACTGATAATGCGGCGTGGCAGGTGTTTTCCTTCCCACCTGCCACTCCCCTTGCTAATAGCATCGT